TTTCTTATGCTGTATCGTTTCTATCTTGTGAAAAACAAACCCCTTCAGTAGCAACTCCATACAAACCCCACATAAAATAGACTAGCAATAAGCCGAAAGATCAGAGAAATTCGCTCAGTTATCTTTATATTGATTTCTTATGCGCCCCAATTCATCCGATGAAACACCGGCCTACCTAGCCGGCGAACGCAAATCTGCCGCAGTCATTCGCTGCTAGCTTTATTCAACTTGGTGTTCTGGACCGATTCCGCCAGCGAAGTAGTAAGCCGATGCACCGCTGCTTGGTCTTCAACTGCCAGTGCCCGGTAGTTGTCCAGGACTTTCGCCTCGACCGGACTGAGGCTTTCAGCGGGCGTGGGTGCAGGCATGCCTGTCATCACAAACAGCACATCAACGCCCAATGCAGCCGCCTTGCACAGGTACCCTGCCTTCGGCTCAGCGTCACCAGCTTCATAGCTCGCTTGGGTGCGCTTAACGACGCCCATGGCCTTTGCGAATTCTTCCTGCGTATATCCGCGAATAATTCGCTGCTCTTGTAGGCGCTTTCCGATTTGCTTGGATAGGTGCATTTCTATGCACCAACCCCATTTACAAGTGCATTTTCGACCATCAGATTGAGTCCGTAATCACGCGAAATCACACGGTTTTGAACTATGCATGCCACCTACGCACCCGAGCAAGCGTGCAAAGAGGCGCGCGAGCGCTTGGAACGGCAGGGCATCTCCATCAAGGACTTCGCCCTTCAGAACGAGATTCACCCTTCGACCGTTTACGCAGTGCTCAACGGCCAAAAGAAGTGCCTGCGCGGCGAATCCCACCGCGCCGCCGTGCTGCTGGGCATCAAGGAAGGCGAAGCCGCCTCCCCCTCCGCCACTCCACCGGCCAACCAGTAAGGGACGACCGCCATGTACCCAGACCCTCGCCGCGTTCGTGACAACCGCGTTGTGCTGCGCTTCGACGACTACGAGCACGACCTGATCAAGGCGCTGGCCAACTACAAGGGCGAGCAGCTCGCCACCCTGCTGCGCGAGATGGTGATGCGCGAAGCGACCGCGGTGCTGGGCAGCGCCAGCATCCCCCAGGCCCGCGCCTGAGTGCAGGCCCACACGAGCAGCCGAACAGATGCCAGACCAAACCCTCACCTTCACGCCCGAACAACTGGAACTGCTGGAGCAGGTCCGCCGGCAGCAGGGGCTGGAGAGCATTCAGCAGGTGGCCGAGTGGCTGGCCAAGCAGGCGTTGCGCAAGCACGCCGACCGGGTCCCCGGGCGAAGCCGGGCCCTGGTGTTGGTGAAGCGGGAATAGCCCTTTCAGCAACCGACCCCAAGGGGGTGTCTCATGAACCTCGATCACCCATCGCCGCAAACCCGCCAGGGCGGCGGCCTCCGAATCCAGATCAGCGGCGGCAGGGGCATGGAGCAGGACGCGGCACTGCTGCTCATCGCCCACTGCCTGAATCAGGCCGGGTTTCGCACCCACTGCCTGGAAGACGGCCTGCCGATGGACCTGCCGCCCGAGTTCGTCAAACGCTGGGGGGAAGACCTGCTGGCCCGGAGTGCCACCAACACGCTGGTGACCTTGTCCATCCACGACAACGGCGCCGCCCGCTAGCCCCATGAGCACCTACAAGCTCGTCTGCCCCCACTGCCACAGCCGCATGCGTATCCGCACCAGCGAGGGCACGCACATTTTCCTGCGCATCGCCTACCTGCAGTGCTGCAACGAAGCCTGCGGCTGGAGCGTGCGCGCCGAGTTCGAAATGACCCACGAGCTCAGCCCCAGCGGCATGGCCAACCCGGCCGTGCAGCTGCCCCTGGCCGACAGGGCCTTGCGACGGGCCGCGATGATGTCCGCCACTCCCACCTCTCAACTGGATCTGCTGGATTCACTGATGGAGGCCTGACCATGACCCCGGAATCCCTCGACTACCGCAGCAGCATGCAGCACGCCGCCCTGGCGTACCTGCGTCGCCACCGCGAGCAGTACCTGGGCGACGCCGATCTGCTCTTCGACAACTGCGTGCGCCACCTCACCACCGGGCTGGAGGTGCCGCTGTTTCTGGCGCAGCGCGTCAGCCAGCTGGCCTGGAACGAGCTTCACGGCCGGCCGGAGCCCCTGTGGCTGGGCATCGACTGGTGTGCGGACCCGCACGCCACCATCGCCTACCTGGTGGATGCCCGCGCCAACCTGCGCTTCCCCATCCCGCTCCGCCTGTTGCCCCAGCGCCTGCTGGACCAGCGCCCGGCCACCGCCGGCGGCCACTCCTGAACCCGTCCCGCCCTCACCCACACCGTGGGTTTGGGCGAGCTACGCCTGCACGAGGACCTTGGCATGTCTCACACCATCAAGCTGGACCTGGAGCTGACACCGCGGCAGGTAAGGGCCTATCACCGCTTCCTGGTGGCGCAGTACGAGCACTCGATGCAACTGCAGTGGTTCGACGATCGCTACCGCTATGTGCCAGCGCCCCTGCGCACCCGACGCATCCTCGATGACCACCCGGCACTGCTGGCCCTGTTCCGCACCCTGCAGGCGGCACGCCACGCGGTCAGGGAACTGGAGCTGCACTGATGAAAGAGGTTCTGCGCGAGGAGTTGCTGCGCCGACTGCAGGCGGACTACGGCCTGCAGCCGGTGAAAGGCACGCTGTACATGCGCAAGGGTGCCTGTCCGGCCTGTGGCCATCGGGAACTGTACAGCCGCATGGACTCGCCCTGGACGGTTCACTGCGGGCGCGAGAGCAAGTGCGGCCAGCAGTGGCACGTCAAGGAGCTCTATGAAGACCTGTTCGACGACTGGAGCGCCCGCGCTCCGGCAACCGAGCAGCAGCCCAGCGCCACCGCACGGGCCTATCTGGAGTTTGCCCGGGGTTTTCGGCTGGAGCTGATCGAGGGCTGGTTCAGCCAGGAGAACTACTGGTCACGGGAGCTGGGTGAAGGGTCGGCCACGGTGCGCTTCGCCCTGGAGAAAGGCGGCTACTGGGAACGGCTGATCGACCGCCCTCACCGCTTCGGCAAGCAGAAAGCGCGCTTCAAGCCCGGGGACAGCTACAAGGGCCTGTGGTGGTGTCCGCCCTGCGTGGACCTGTTCGAGGTCCAGGAGCTGTGGATCGTCGAGGGCATCTTCGATGCCATCGCCCTGGTGCATCACGGCATTTCGGCGGTGGCGGCGCTTTCGTCCAACGCCTTTCCCGAGGAGTCCCTCAAGGCCCTGGCGCGCAACCGGGGCGGCAAGCTGCCCAGGCTCGTCTGGGCCCTGGACAACGAACCCGGCGCGCACCGCTACACCCGCCGCTGGGTGAAGCAGGCGCGGGAGCTGGGATACAGCTGCGAGGCGGCGCAGATACCCCAGCCCGACAGCCGCAAGCTGGACTGGAACGACCTGCACCAGCGCTGGAGTTTCGAGGGAGACGAGAGCAAGCGCGCCGAGCTGCGGGAGCGCGCCATCAGGGAAGCTCGCCATCACGGGGCGTTGCTGCTGGCTGAAAGCGCCTCGGAGAAGGCGCTGCTGATGTACGAATGGCGGGAGCGCCAGGAGTTCCACTTCGGCTTCGAGCGGCGCCTGTACTGGTTCAAGCTGGACCTGGACAAGTACAACAAGGCCGTTCAGGCGCTGGAGAACAGCGACCACCAGGACGACCAGTTGCTGAATGATCGACAGGTGCGCGAGAAGGCCCTGCGCCAATCCGGCTGCGTGACGGAAATCGCCAACTGCTACCCGCAGGCCCTGTACTTCCAGCGCAACGAGATCACGGACGAGTCCTGGTACTACTTCCGCGTGGACTTTCCCCACGACGGGCCAAGCGTGAAGAACACCTTCACCGGTGCCCAGGTGGCAGCAGCCAGCGAGTTCAAGAAGCGCCTGCTGAGCATGGCCGCCGGCGCGGTGTTCACCGGCAGCGGCCAGCAGCTCGACAAGATCATGAAAGACCAGCTCTACAGCCTGAAAACCGTAGAGACCATCGACTACGTGGGCTACAGCAAGGAGCACGGCTGCTACCTGTTCGGCGACGTGGCCGTGCGCAATGGCGTGGTGAACCAGGTGAACGCGGAGGACTTCTTCGAGTTCGGGAAGCTGCGCCTGAAATCCCTGCAGAAATCCATCGTCATCCGCCCGCAGCGGGACTCGAAACGCTACGACGAGGCGTGGCTGCCCCTGCTCTGGACCTGCTTCGGCGCCCAGGGGCTGGTCGGGCTGACCTTCTTCTTCACCTCGCTGTTCGCGGAGCAGATTCGCACCCGCTGGCAGTCCTTCCCCTTCCTGGAGATGACGGGCGAGGCCGGCGCGGGGAAATCCACCTTGCTCATGTTCCTCTGGAAGCTGCTCGGCCGCCCCGGTTACGAAGGCTTCGACCCCTCGAAATCCTCTGTCGCCGGCCGCTCCCGCCTGATGGGCCAGGTCGCCGGCATGCCGGTGGTACTGATCGAGGCCGACCGCAGCGAGCCGGACCGGCTGCACCTGAAGTCGTTCGACTGGGACGAGCTGAAGGACTTCTACGGGGGTGGCACGCTGCGTACCCGGGGCATGAAGACGGCTGGCAACGAAACCTACGAGCCGCCCTTTCGCGGCACCATCGTCATCAGCCAGAACGCTCCGGTGAGCGCCTCGGAGGCGATCCTCACGCGTATCTGCAAACTGCACTTCGTTCGCCCCAGGGTGACCGACGAGAGCAAGACGGCAGCGGAAAACCTCAGCGCACTGGACGGCGAGAAGCTCAGCCACTTCCTGCTGCGTGCCGTGAAGCACGAGGCGCAGGTGCTGGAACGCTTCGCCGAGTGCCTGCAGGCGCACGACGCGCGCCTGCGGCGCATGCACAGCCATTGCTTCGCCTGCGGGCAGGCGTTCGATCCCCGCGACGAGAAGGCCGCCTGCAGCCACTGCGGCAACCGGGTGCGGGGGCAGATCCGCGTGGAGCGCATCATCAAGAACCACGCCCAGCTCCTGGCCGGACTGGATTGCCTGCGGCTGGTGGTGAAACTCAGCGAGCACCAGGTCAACGAAACCCGCCTCTACCTCGCCGCCATGGCCCTGGAGCGCCAGTCCGCCATCAGCGCCGATCACCCGGCCGTAGCGGAGTTCTGGGAGGTGTTCGAGTACCTGGAGAGCCTGGACGACGGCCCGGTGGTGAACCACAGCAAGAACCCGGAACTCATCGCCATCAACCTCAACGAGTTCATCCAGCGCGCCAGCGAGCACCGCCAGCAACTGGCCGACGTGGCCACCCTGCGCGAGGTGCTGCGCAACAGCCGCTCCCGCAAGTTCCTGGCCCCCAGCAAGGCCGTGGACAGCGCCGTGCGCAGCTATCAGGCGCAGCGCAACCCGATGCTGGGCAGGCCGGGGACGGTGAAGTGCTGGATGTTCCGCAACTCGGGAGTTGCCTAGCCCTCAAGGAGGGAGAACCATGAGCGAACTGGCGCATCTCTGCGGTCGCCGCTGCGGCAAGGCGTTGCAGCAACTGGCGCAATACGCCAACCGGGAGCACTGGAGCATTTCCCGGACTCGAGGGGGTCACCTGTGTTTCAGGAAGCCCGGCCGGCCACCGGTGTTCAGTAGCAGCACGCCCAGTGATTGGCGATCATCACGCAATGCTCTGGCGCAACTCATCCGCGCAGACAAGCACGCGCAACCGCAGCGAAGCCGACCAGGCCACTAGCGCCGGGCACAATCTCGGACGCGCATTCCCCCGGTGCTACGGGCACTTCCACGGAAGAGGATTGAGAAGGCCATGCCAGAAGGCGTCGAGGTTCGCGGCAACAGCGTCCGAATCTACTTCCGGTACCAGGGCGAGCTGTGCCGGGAGGCTATCCCCGGCCCCGCGACACCGGAGAACATCGCCAACGCCGAACGCATAGTCGGCGTCATCAACTACGAGATCGAGGCCGGCACCCTCAGCTATGCCCGGCACTTCCCCAACTCCCCGAAGATCCAGACCAACACCTTCGGCCACTACATCGACCTCTGGCTGGGCATCAAGCGCAACCAGATGTCGGCCTCCGGCATTCGCAGCCATGAGAGCCGCATCGAGCACCACATCCGTCCACGCTGGGGGCCTGTGCACGCCGACCAGATCGACCACCTGGACCTGCAGGAATGGCTGCAAGGCACCCTGATGCCAAAGCTCCATAACAAGACCGTGCGGGAGATTCTGAGCATCGTGCGGCAGATCTTTCGCCTGTACCGCACACGCAACCGATCCGCCCATGATCCAACCGACGGCATCGTCGTGACGCTGCCGGACTCGGACGACCCCGACCCGTTTACGCGGGAAGAAATCGACCTGATCCTGGGCACCGAGACCCATCGGCCCCAGGAACTGAACCTGATCCAGTTCATGATCTGGAGCGGCCCCCGGGTTTCGGAGGCAATTTCCCTGGCCTGGGAAGACGTCGACCTCAAGGCCGGCACGGTGCTGTTCCGCAGGGCGAGAGTACGCAGCCGCTACAAGGTCACCAAAACCCGTCGCTCGACCCGCGAAGTGAAGCTGCTGGCACCGGCCCTGCGCGCCCTGGAGGCCCAAGCCACGCTGACCAGGGACCTGGCACCGGTGCAGATTGAAGTGACCGACCGCGACAACCGCACTGTCCGCCGCCAAAGCGTACGATTCGTGTTCCACAACGGCGGGACCGGCCAGCCCTATTCGACCTCGGACAACCTGCGTAACGGCTGGTGGAAGACTCACCTGAACAAGGCCAAGGTCCGCTACCGCGGCCCCAACCAGTGCCGCCACACCTTCGCCAGCCAGATCCTCAGCAGCGGCGTCGCCTCGCCTGAGTGGATCGCCGACCAGCTGGGCCACACATCCACGGCCATGGTGTTCAGGCACTACGCAAAATTCATCAGCCAGGACGGCCCCGACATCGTGGGCATGCTGAACCGCGCACTGGACCTTGCCTGATCGGACCAGGCATTCAGTCCAGCG